GAATCGGGGCCTGGGTAGTTGAGAACTACGAAAGGGACGTAGCCTCACGACTTCCGTGGTCTCGACGCACTGAGGCTGCGATGGACTTGGCAATGCAGATACAGAAGGATAAGAGCTTTCCTTGGACGAACTGCTCTAACATTGCATTTCCACTTGTTACCATCGCAGCCCTTCAGTTCCACGCTAGAGCATACCCGGCTATCGTAAACGGTAGGTCAGTCGTGCAGTGTCGTGTGATAGGCGCAGACCCTGAAGGTATTGCACAGGCCCGCGCTGAGCGCATCGGCGAGCATATGAGCTGGCAATTGTTGGAGCAGGATGAGTCGTGGGAAGAAGAGCAAGACAGAGCATTGCTCAACGTTCCTATCGTTGGCTGTGGATGGAAGAAGTCTTTCTATGACGCATCTAAGAGACATAACGTCAGCTCATTTGTCCTAGCGAAGGACCTAGTTCTAGACTATTGGGCTAAGTCAATTGAGACCTGTCCTGTAGCTACCCACATCATCCCCTTCCACCGCAACGAGATTCATGAGCGTGTTAGGACTGGCGCATTTCATGACGTGTTGGATGAGGCCTGGCTTCGGGGCGATGCGCAGACATCAGTAACTTCTCAAACACTCCAGGCAGATAATCGAGCTGGTATCGAGCGCCCATCTGCCCACACGAATACGCCATTTATCTGCTTAGAGCAACACTGCTGGTTAGACCTAGATGGGGATGGGTACGCTGAGCCGTACATCATAACTGTTGAAGAGTCCTCTCAGCAGGTGTTGCGAATAGTAACCCGCTTTGATCGAATCGAGGATGTCGAGTACAACACAAAGAAAGAGATTATCCGCATTATCCCTATGCATTACTTCACAAAGATTCCCTTCATACCCTCCCCTGATGGAGGCATCATGGATATAGGGTTTGGTACGCTCCTGGGCCCACTAAACGAATCCGTGAACTCATCCATCAATCAGTTGTTTGATGCGGGTACTATGAGCAATACCGCTGGAGGATTCCTTGGTAGGGGTGCTAAGATCAAGGGCGGTGTGTATGAGTTTAAGCCTTTTGGCTGGAATCGTGTGGACTCCACAGGGGATGATCTGCGGAAAAACATCTTCCCTCTGCCAGTGCGTGAGCCCAGTGCTGTTATGTTCAACCTGCTAAACCTCCTGATTGACTACACTAATCGTGTATCTGGGGCTACAGATACGATGGCGGGGGAGAACCCGGGACAGAATACTCCAGCCGAGACTTCTCGCGCAATGATAGAGCAAGGTCAGAAGATATACTCCGCTATATTCAAGCGTGTATGGAGATCAATGAAGCAGGAGTTTAAGAAGCTATACACCCTGAACGCAATCAATCTTCCAGCTAACGTGGCTTTTGGAGAGTCGGGGTCTATCGCGAGGGAGGACTACAGCGGAGGTCCGGCGAACGTCGTCCCAACCGCTGACCCCACTATCGCGAGCGACGGTGCAAGGTTCGCCCAGGCGACGATGCTGAAAGCGGCGGCGTTGGCGAATCCCGGCTACAACGTGGATGAAGTGGAGAGGCGTTACCTCAAGACGCTGGGTGTAGATCAGATTGAACTGCTATACCCAGGTCAAGCATCTATGCCACCTGCTCCACCGGATGTTAAGGTGCAGATTCAGCAGATGAAAAATGAGTTAGCACAGGCTACGCTTGAGCAGACAAAGATGATCTTTACTATAACTATGCAGGAAACACAGCGTGTTAATAATGCAAAAATCGAGGAGCTTACAGCGAAGGCCTTGAAGATGGAGGAGCAGGCTAAGGGTGAGAGTGGCAAGGCTAATGTCGCAGCCTTCCGCGCAGGCATCGAAGCTATGCGCGAGCAGAACAATCACGCGAACGCTCAATTAGACAGAATGATGGAAGGGTTCAAAAATGACAAATCAAGCGGAAGTGGAAAAGCATCAACGGGAGGAGTTCCGGGCATGGCAGGAGCACCCCTTGACGAAGGCCCTAATGGTCTGGGCAGCCCGGAGGAGGGAAGCGCTGAAGGAGTCCTGGGCTAATGGAGAAATGTCAGCAGCGTTTGACATGGAGATGGCAGTAAAGAATGCAGGTGCGACAGGTGGATGTTCTGTGTACAGGGAGCTTCTTAATTTAGATGTAAGTGACCTCTTTGGAGATAGTGATGAGTGATAATAAGTCAGGCCTTAAGCCTCTCGGTCGTGCAGTGCTGATTGCGCCATATGCGCCCGAACGTCGGAATAGCGTTATCGTCATGCCTGATGAAGTTATGGGTAGGGACCAAATGCTAGAGCAGCGGGCAGTGGTAGTCGAAGTTGGTCCTAGTGCCTGGTGTGATGAGCCTATGCCGAGGGCAAAGCCTGGAGATAAGGTACTAGTTGCTAGGTTCTCCGGCTTCATGGCCACTGGTACTGCTGATGGACAACCTTATCGTTTTGTAAACGATAGGGATATCTTTGCCGCAATCGAGACGGAGTAAGTTATGGCTGACGAGAATGAAGTAATCGAGAAAGAGGCAAAGGCTATGGGCTGGGTTCCCGAGGAGAGTTTTCGTGGAAACAAAGAGCATTGGGTAGATGCAGAAGCCTTTGTTGAAAAGGGCCGGCATGTCATTCCTATCATGGTTGAAAATAACAAACGCCTGCATCGCGAGTTGTTGACACGGGATGAAAAAATTGGTAACCTTGAGACATCCCTCAATAGCGCCACAACGGCAATTGAAAAGCTAGAGCAGCACTACACGCTAGCTAATCAACGGTCCGTTGCTAATGCGAAAATTCAACTTCGCAACGAGCTGAAGGAAGCGCGGGAAGATAATGATATAGATGCAGAAATAACCATTCAGGAAAAGCTTGCGGCACTGAATGACGTGAAACCTGAAGAAGCTAAGAAAGAAGAAAAGAAAGAACAGCCTCAGGATCAGGCCCTGTCCCCAGAATTCCGGGAATGGCAGATTGACAACTCCTGGTACGGCACAGATAAGAAAAAGACTAAAGCCATCTTGCGCATTGCAGAAGATCTCCGTGACGAAGGTAATACCGAAACTGGTACTCTTTTCATGGATACCTGCGTAGCGGAGCTTGAGCGGCTAAGTCCAACTCCAAGATATGAAGAAAGTCCTGAGCACCGGACCAGTAAAGTGGAGGGCGGCAATAGTCGTTCCAATACTCGTACTGGCACAGCCTTTGCGGATTTGCCGAAGGATGCTAAGGATGCCTGCTGGGGAGATGTGGAGGATTTAGTTGGACCGGAAAAAAGGTTCAAGACCCAAAAGGAATGGGAAACTCAGTACGCTAAAATCTACTTTGCTCAATAATTGGAGTTAGTCATGGATCAGAACAATAACAATCCTGCGAATGCGTCCGCTGAACTGAAGATTCCAGCAGGCTTCATTCCCATGAGTTCAGGTGTGCAGCGCCTGCAGGTGGCCGCGCGCGATGGTTACCACCGTCACTGGTTTCGCGGAGAGCCTAACCGTATTGCCAGAGCGCAGCAGGCAGGCTATTCTTTTGTAGCTAAGGAAGATGTAAAGGTTAACAATTTCGACTTGGGCGGGGATGCGAATGCTAGTGGCGACACAGACCTAGGTTCCCGCGTAAGTGTTATTTCCGGAGATGATGTTGATAACTCTGGACAGCCCGGACGTCTGTACCTCATGGAGTGCCCAAATGCATACTATGAGTATGGACAAAGAATCTTGGCAGATAGGAATGAGTCAGTAGCAGAAGCACTCCGTGGAGGCAAGATCGGCGTAGATCGCGAGACTAGTGAAGATTCATCTAAGCGCTATGTAAAGGGCGCAACACCCGACTTGTTTAATCCAAATAGACGGAGAACATAATGCCTAACGAAAATCGCCCTACTGGACTTAGTCCAGTAAAGACGCTGACAGGAGCTCCCTTTTGTGGGCAGGCTAACCTGTACGTAATTCCCGCTGCAGATACCAATGCCTATGCCATCGGTGACCCTGTCATTAGTGGAGGTTCTGCTAACTCCAACGGTGTTCCTACTGTAACTATCGCTATCGCCACTGGACCCATCCGAGGGGTCATTGTGGGTATCGGAACTCAGGAAGGCTTGATTGCTAATCCTTCGAACTTGGATCAGACCATCCGCACCGCTGGATCGAAGTCCATTGATTACTTTGTGATGGTAGTGGATGACCCGAATACCCTCTTCGAGGTTCAGGAGGTTGGGGATGGTACTCCCTTTGCCGCTGCTGACATTGGCCTGAATGCTGCACTTTCTGTAGGTACGAACAATGGCTTCTTCTCGGGTTGGCAGTTGAGTAACTCTGGAGCTGCTGTTACGGCCACTATTCAAGTTCGATTGATGGGCTTGGTTCGCAGACCTGATAATGCTTTCGGAGCTTATGCGAAGCATCTTGTCCTCATCAATGCCCATGAGCTGCGTGTCGGCTCTGTTGGCCGCTAAGGAGAATGTAAAATGGCAGGTGTAATTAATACTGGTTCCCACCCAAAGCTGCTTTGGCCTGGTATCCGCGAGATTTGGGGTCAAACCTACGACCAGCATCCTGTAGAGTACACAGACCTTTTTGAGGTTTGCAACTCTACTCGGGCGTATGAACAGGATGTTCAGGTCACTGGTTTCGGATTGGCTCCGGTGAAGGGTCAGGGCGCTCCGGTTTCCTATGACTCGGAAGCTCAGGGCTGGGTGACTACCTATGCGCATATCGCTTATGCGTTGGGCTATATCGTCACGAAGGAGGAGATTGAAGATAACCTGTACAAG